CCAGCAAACATGCGGGCAACGCCGATCGCGATATAAGTCGCAATCATTTGCTTAGCTGCATCCATCAACATTGACGCAATGCTGCGAAGGAAGTCTGCAAATGCCTGTTCTGCAGTCTTTGTTCCTTCAACAACTGCAAGTAAATTGTCAAACAGTGCATTCGTTACTGGAACGGCAATTGCTAATGCTTCGTTAAAACGCGCCTGTGCTAACGCGGCTTCGTCTATAGCAGGCTGATACTCTTTAAATCTAGCGATATTGTTTTCTAACTCAACTCTTTTATCTACTAGAGCCATTTTTGCTTTTTCATCTAAATTTTTTCCAAACTCAATGTTTTTATTTACATTATCTAGCTCCGCATTCATTACTTTAAGCGTTTCGGCAAATTTTAAATTTTGTTCTGATTCAAGTTTTTTGCTACCGCCAAAAAATGGATCAAGGAGAAACTCTTGATTTTCAAAGGGACTGGTTGCACGAATAGCTTGTTGTGCAGCAATTTCTGCAGTCAAATTTTTCATTAAAATTGACTGGTTTTTATTTGCTCTCTCTAATTCAAACGCTGCATCTGCTTGCTCCCTTAAAATTTTTGCATTATTTCTGGCGGCTATTGCCTGATCTAGCTCAGCTTGTGCAATATCTCTTTTAACTCGAAGTTGTTCTTTTGACGCTTTGTTTGTCTCAGTGTCAAAATTTAACTGTGCTCTTATAAGTTTAATTTTGGCCTTATCAATGCCTACAATTGCATTAGCTTCCGCAAGACGACCTCTGATTAAACTTAATCTGTGTTGCTCAATAACTGCTGCATTGGCGGCCAATTTAATTTCACGGTTTGTAAGATCTGCAATAATTTGTTGTGCTTTTATTTCTTGCTCAGTCATAGGTAGGTCAACCTTTGATGTAGCTTTTTTTGAAGAATCCGCATCAGCAGCAGCAGCGGCTAAAGGCCCAGGCGGAACTGTAAAGGTTGAACCCATTCCTATCATTTCTGCTAGCGGTCGATCATCTCTAAAAATAAGACCACCGATAGCTCTTATTCCCCGCACAATACCGTCTTCATTTTCCCTAAAAACATTTGCTAATCTTGTTAACAAAGTCATAAAGTTGATAACACCTTCAGAAGCAAGTGCAGATCCGGCAATTTTTAACTTTTTAAAAGCATTGTCAAAGTCTTGCGTTTGTTTTCTAAATTCCTTAATTTCTTCGTCGCTAAGGCCAAGTGCATTTAACTCATCATCCAATGCACTTAGGGCAAGAGCTGCCGCAACAGAGTTAAGACCCACCTCCTTTAGTTGTTCAATTAAATCTTTAGTTGCTGTACCGGAAATAGGTAGTTGATCAGTAAGTGCTTGCAGATTTTTAGTTGGATTCTCTAAAGCTTTTCCTAATTCAAGGGCGGCTTTAGCAACTGCGTCAAAAACTCCACCAACCACTGAACCCGCAATACCGCCAGCAAAACCAGGTCTACCTGTTGGACCAATACTTCCGCCAATAGCACCACCGGCTAAACCACCGATAGCAGAAAAACTTGGTCCTCCAAAAAGAAGCGGAAAACCACCACCAAGAAGTGCGCCCTGAAGAATGTTGCCAGCCCTTTGCCTTCCAGTGATTTTCTTACTAGCTGCCGCTTCACCCTCTGTGCTTTTTTTCTTTTTCTTGTTTTGGCTGATAATTTTTTCATTTTGCCTAATTTGATCTTTAAGCTCTTCAGTCATCTGTTCAGCAGTATCAACACGTTTCTCATCAAGAGCAAGACTAATTTTTGCAACTTGGTTGTTAAACTGATCAACCTTTATTTTGTTAGAAGCGAGTGTGCTGATTCGTTCCACCAACTTGGCTTGTTCGCTGCGAAGCCTGTTGGTTTTTGTAATTTGAGCTGACTCAAAACGAACTTGTTGAGCAACAGCCTCAGGACTACCCAGTTGAGTAGCAGGACCAATCGCCACGCCAGCTTCTTGACGAGCTTGTGTTATTAATTTGTTTTGAATAGCCGTTAATCCTTCAGCCTTAGCCTCAGCTTGCGCCAAAGCATTTGCATAATTTTTAGCCTCAGCTGCATTTTTATTAAAATTTATATTATCTAGTGCTGTACCAAAAGCCCTTGCTTGGCTCGTAACTCCTGCAAGCGTTGAGGAAAACAAGCCTGTTGTTTTCTCTCCTTTCTGCATTGCATTTGTAACACCTCTCGCAAAATCATCCAATTCACGCTTGGCTTTTCTTATTTCATCAGCTAACGCCCCTTTTCTTCCGGTTCCAAAATCTAAAGGCTTTAAATCCTTTACGAGATTACGGATCTGACCAATAGTTCTTAATGTTGAATCAAGCTGAGCTTGACCCTTGACACTGGCGACTATGTTTAGGTTGTAGTCCATAGCCGCGTCAGGCTCGACACTTCACCTAATCCTACCGCCTGCCCATTGTTTGCGCCCTACTGCCAGTCTTAGCGCTTTGGATCGCTTTCTCTTCCTGCTCGTTCTTTAGCTCGAAGAACGCCGCCCAACCGACTAGCTCCTCTTGCGTCAAAGTCTGCGAAAGCTGAGCAACCGTCATGCCCAGCTCCTTTGCTAACGCGTAGATAAAAAACCAGTCGCCGTTAGCTTTTGAGGTCTGCCTTCGCTTCCTCCACCTTGCTTTCCGCTCCAGAAGACAGCATGGCAAGCTGAATCTCCTGAAGTACGGCTGCTTCAACGGAGTTCTTCAGCACAGCCTTTTCGCCATCTTGGAAAAGACGTTTGCCATCAGCATCCAACGCCTTGCGAATCATCATGCCAAGCGCAAAATCGCTGGCTTCATCAGAGTCAGCAGTCTTTTGGATCGACTCACGCTCAGCAATAGTCAACGGATGCCAGTAGATCTCTAACACCACTTCCCCATCCTGCTCAACCTGATGCTTATACAGCTGGCTTACACCAAACTTGTTGCGAAGAACTTCTGCAGCCCGCATCGAAGATTTGCGTTTATTCAATAATATACTATGCAGTTGCAGTAAATCCGCAAGAAATTACACCAACGAAGTGTGAGCGATCTTCAATATCAAGCGGTGTCGGACCAACAATATCTAAAACCCTAGGCTTGCTGCTAAACGTATCGGTGTAGCCAGGGGCATTAACTGAAGTCAATCCGTCAATAACTGACTCGCTAATCGCTGAAAGCACTGCCGTACCAGCTGATTTAGGCACATACACGTTGCATTGGATCGTGCCGGAGTAATAGTCCTGTGCTGCGCCTTGGTTTTGGATCGTGGACTGCCCAAAGTTGACAGTCATCAAAATGTATTTCTTGGTTTTACCTGGCGTCGTAAACGCAACGTTGTCGTATTTTATCAGCACCGTTGCATCCGCTGCTGCTACAGCATCAGTTACGGCCTTCTCAAAAGCTGCTCTGGCGTTGACTAAGGTCATGACTACAGCTCGCTATAGCCAGTGTAAATCTTGCCAGCTTGCGTGCCAAACGTTCCAATGACTTGGCGGGCTCCAACAGAGATGCGTGGAGCACGCGGCTTGAATGCTTCTCCAAAAAGCTTTGCCATCTCTGGTCCTTGCACAAACTGCTGAACCTTGCCGCTCTCTAGTGCGTAGACAGCGTATTTAGCTGTGTTTCCGATATAAACACGTCGCTTGTAGTTAAAAGTTTTATCGGGCGGATAAAACCTAGGATCAATTTTGTACTCGCTACTTCCCTTGCTGTTTACTCCCCCTTTACTAGTCCACTTAGCCTTGCTAATGCTAAGCCAAGGCTCTTCTAACTCGTCATTAGCCTTGATTGGCGACGTGTCAGCTTTCCAGCTAGAAGCAAAAAAGCCCGTATAGACAGGACTGCGTTTTTTAGTCGCCAAACGACGCATTATCGTCAAAATTAAACGGTTAAAACTCTCCTGCATATACGCCTCTAAATCAGGCCCAACTAAGTCAAGAGATCTAGCTGCAGCCATCAGAACCTCACCAGCAAGACGTACAGATACTTTTGCTTGCCGCGTAGCGTCCGAATGTCCACAATCTGTGCCACCCGTGTCGCTCCAGCGTACGTCAAAGTTACCTCGTCTTGGAGC